ATTAAAACTTAATGTTGCCAGAGTATTATATACACGAATTACGTCCCCACTTGCAAGGGTAATACCAATTGTAGTTGCAAAGGTGTTGTTTCCAGGTATTGCAATATCGTAATACAAATACTGTGCTGCTGTATCTGCTGCGCCTGCTACCGCAACACTAATTCTAAAACTAGTTGCTGTAGCAGATTGATTTGCCACTGTAATCGTTGATACTGTTGCAGTTGTTAAAGCTGGTACTGTATAAGCATCTGTTAAAGTTGCTGCGCTAGGCTTACTCTGCCCTAGTATCTTGTAAGTTGTCGCCATGAATTAGCCTCCCATAAGCATAAATGAAAATGCTGCATCAGCACCGCCGGCAGCCGGAGTTTGAAAAGTTGGTAGCGCACCAGCTCCGTTACTAGTTAAAACTTGACCTGCTGTGCCAACACTAGCAACCGATTGTACTGCACCGGTTGATGTTGTTCCGCCACAAAGAACTGCATAAGCAGTATTACTAGCCACGCCTGTACCGCCTCGAGATACTGCCAATTGACCTGACCATCCGGCAGTAATTGAGGTTGCTTGTAAAAGTGCAGTTGAAGGAGTTCCGCCTAACGTTAATGTAACGTTAGTATCATCAACTTTGGTTAATGCTGATGGTGTTGGTAATTGACTTGTGGTTGCCAGTGTTCCGCTAGTTGGAAATGTAACATTTGTTGCTCCAGTCATTGTAAATGTTGAAGCATAAGCCCCGGAAGTTGTTAAGTTTCCGCCTAATGTAATCGTACTAGAGCCATTATTAACGCCTGTACCGCCATAACTAGACCCAATAATACTACCATTCCAAGTACCAGAGGCTAAAGTACCGACACTAGTTAATGATGATGAAACCACATTTGCAGCAAGCGTTGTACCGGTTAATGTACCAGCCGGTGCCACCACTGCTGTTGTAGATGCAGTTGTTAGTTGTCCTTGAGCATTTACTGTGAATGTTGGTACAGATGAAGCACCACCATATGAGTTAGCGGTAACACCTGTATTCGTAATACTAAACTGATTCCCTGCTAGAGTTAATCCAGTACCTGCGGTGTAGGTTCCAGCACCGGAAAATTGCACCCAAGTAACAGGAGTTACACCTAATACACCACCAGGATTTACTGTACACACCCAAGCAGTATCAGCAAGTGTTGCGCCTTGTTCAATAAATACAAATGCTGAAACAAGTTCATCCCATGTGTTTGCGTCATTCGTTCTTGTCCAGCCAACAGATGAAGCAGAGTAAATGCCATTGTCTGCTGAGGTTGCTTGGTTCTTAACTAAAATTCTGTCGCCAGCTGTTAATGTACCAGTCCATTCGCCACCAGCTTGTGTGCCTAGTCCAGATAGAGTAATATTTGCAGTTGTTCCCCATGCAACAGATGCTTTAACATCTAAACCTTGAGCAACAGAATCAACATAAGATTTGTTAGCAATATCATTAGCAGAGCTTGGCGTTGTGCTTATTGTTCCAGTCGTCAATCCCACATTAGATATATTTGCCTGTACAGCACTTGGTAATGTAGAACTTATACTTGGTGCACCACCGGCACTTGTAATTAATACGCCATTATTAGCAGTGGCTAATCCAGATACTGCTGAGCCTGTGGTTGCATAATACGCTAGTTGATTTGCTGTTCCTGCGTTAACCTGACCACTTGCAGTTGATGTATTTGTAATTGTAATGCTGTTATGGCCGTTAGTAATGCTAATGCCAGTTCCTGCTGTAAGATTCGCTGCTGCTGGTATATCGTTGGTCTTTCCAATGATAATCTGACCATCGGTCATGCTAGAAGACCAAACGGGTGTATTGCTATGATTTGAAACCAACACCGCATCATTCTGTGTTGCAATCTCAGCAACTGTATTATTTGCTGAACTATAGAGTATATGGTCTTTATTTGTGCTTGATGGATAAGTTGCTTGTGTATGCGTCCAATCTGTTCCATCAGATTGCATTAATGTACCTGCTGTACTAGCCGTATGAGGATAGGCTGCAACTGACCATTCTGCTATAGCTGCATTCTTAGACTGTAAGACACGATAGTTATCTGCTGGATTTGCAAGCATACTTGGTACACCTGCTGCATCACTAACTAATACACCGCCTACTGCTGAACTTATTTGCCCAACAACGTTTGTTGCAGAACTATAAAGTATATTATTCGCTGTTGTAGTCGTTGGATATGTAGCTGTAGTAAAAGTATATTTAGTTCCATCACTTTGAGCTAAAGTACCATTTGCTCCTACAGTAGTATTCCCAGTACCGCCATACGCCACACCTATCGTGTTTCCTTGCCATGTACCACCAGTTATAACACCGATATTAGAAATGTTGTAACCATTTGCATCGACATTACCCCCAAACGTCATTGTACCGGGTAACTGTAATGCGCTTGATAAACTAAATACTGGATTGCCTGTGCCTGTTCCATTTGTTACGTTAATCTGGTTTGCAGTGCCTTGCAAGGTTCTGGTGCTTACAACTCCAGTACCAGTAACGCTAGACATAAAACCAGTAGCCAATGGGCTTAAGGCTTGTTGATTAGGTAATTCACCGCTTGGACTCCATGGGGTTTGAACTATATACGTTGCGTCACTTGGTGCTAAACCACCACCAGATGGAAACGTTATCGCCTCTATTGCAGTGTTATTAGAGTTTTTCTTCCAAGATTCATTAGCGCCTAGTATTGGCAAATAAATATCACCACCAAGACCTGTAATTGGATCTCCTAAATCCGGTGTAGCAGATACGTTATAATGAGGAGCCACCTGCTCATTGTATAACTGCGCTTGCTGGTCAACCAGGGTTAAAATTCCTACATCCTGATTTAACATGCTTGGCGTAAAGTTATTATTAGTATAAAGATTTAATCTGTCTGCTGGAGTATTTCTAGTAATTGTAATTACATCATTTAATGCTCGACCAGCCAGGAAAGTAATTTCTACAATTTGTGAACCACCGATAAAAGCTACTGTATAATTTGCAGAACTTACAAGCTGTGTTAAATCATCAGGTGATTGTGTTGAGGTTCGTGCATAAACAACCACGTCACTCGCTGCATTAGCTGTCCAGTTTGTAGTAAATACTGTCTGCCCAGCGGTAGCAGTAATTTGTGTTTTTGGTATTACATCGTTAATTGTAACTTGAGTTGACATGGTTATTCCTCTTTAAATGACCAAGGTTCTGCTTCTGCTCTTGTTTCTGGTATTTCAAGACCGTCAATCATTTGATTTATTAGTCCTCGTATATAAAAGTTACCTATAAATGGAAGTAACCTTGCAGACCGTTTAACATCATTTTGATTTATTTTTCCTGAATAAGCCATACCCAGCAAATTAAATACATCATTTACATAATCTATTCCAGCGCCACCAATTCGCAAATTTCTATCCTTGTACCTTTCGCCTTGCAACTTTGGAATCAATTCATTGTGAAAAGCTAAATTCAATCCTTCAACTGCACTTGGTAGTATTCCAAAAAATCCATTTTGCATAATCCCTTGGAGAGTTATTTTTTGCAAATCATCTTCATCTGTAAACGCATCTTTGCCGTTGACAATTCTCCTTAAAGGCTCTTGCCATACAGACACTGCACTCATTGCTAAAAATCCTAACAAAGCTTTTGAATCAGCACTTTGCATGGTTGGAATTAAGTATCTTCCTGTTGCTGCAAAAGCCCATCCATTAAACATAAATAGGGTTCCCATGATTGGATTATTCAATAATAATGGGCCAGAGAACAATTGTCTTTTGACAACAACATCACTTACTCCTCTCCTAACTGACATTACCATTCTTTGCTGCAAATCTGCGTCAAGCCAGTTTTGGTAATTTGAATCATAGGCTAGTCCGTTAAAAGAAGATGTGCCACCATATTTATTATATTGGTCTACAAGCGGTCTTGCATCCTCTTCTAATTGAATTCCAATGCGTGCCATCTGAATTTTTTGTGCCTTTGTGGCTTTTCCTGCTAGATAGTCATGACATGCTTTCATAATATCTGATTGAAAACTTCTTTCAGCTATACTTTCATTCATATTTTCTATAGCGTTAGCAAAACTAAAATTACTTGATTTATGGGCAAGCCATTCTGAAGCTTTAACTAATTTTCCAAGTTTAGATTCATAAGACATGGAATTTGAATGAAACCAAGAGTTTTGCAGATTCGATGATACATGATTGAGTGCTAATAAAGATTTTGCTGCCGATTCTTTGAGAATTTGCGCATCTTTTGTTTTAAGCATTTTATTAAATGTTTTAAGATGAGGTATTACACCCTTGGTTAACCAAGGTACAAAACCTGTTCGCAATAAAGATGATGTTATGTCTGTTAACTGAGCAATTGGCAAAGCTCCAAGTTTTGTAGAGTAAGCCAAATTTCTTAAGATGTGCAATCCTTGAGAAGTTGTAGAGCTGCCAAGTTTATCATATCTGCCATGGTAAATATCATACATTGCCGTTATGTCAGAAACAGCGTTATTATAGTCTTTTTTTAGCTTTGAAAGTTCTTTATTTCGTTTTTGTCCTGACGGTTTTTTTAGTATCTCAGCTTCTTTTGCTTTATATTCTTCAAGTCCTTTGTTTAATAGCCCTTTTAATCCATCAACACCATAAGATTCTTTAAAAGCTTTTTTAAGGCCTATTCTTTTGCCCATACTACCCATATATGCATGCATGGATTTTGTTAAATCATTATCTAAATATCCAGCATCATTTAATACTTCTTGTGGAATTAACACGCTTCTTTCTTTTGTATAAATTGGTCTTTCCATTCCTGGGTGAATACCATGACCCAGAACGGCATCTGTCAATGCCATGGGTGAATTGCCCAAAATAGACTGTCTTAGACTATAAGCAGCATTCATTCTAGATTTTTTAGTTGCATAAGTTTTTACAAATAATGGCTCTGCATTTGGATCTCTAAATACGATTTCATCATTTCTTAGAGTAAAAAACTTTTGATTTATTTTTCCTGAGCGTGCCATAGAATTTAGAGCGTTTTTGTTTAAACCTGAGTCTAATAATTTTTTTAATTCTATTCTTTCAGATGAACTTAAATGCACTCTATCCTCGAGCAAAAAATGGTACTCTTCATTATCAGTTAATATCTTATTTAATTCTTCTTTAGCTATATCTCTTTTTTCTAATAAAATATTTCTTTGAATATCTAACTGCTGTGCTTCAATATCAGTTGCTTTAGAAATTTCTTCGTCTAATTTTTTTATAAGTTTATTGATATCATTGATTGGAGTTTTTAATTCCTTTACTAAATCATATTGAGTTTTTAGATGATTAGAAACTAATTCATAAAATCCATCAGGCTCTGCATGCAATTTATCTAAATTGTAGTTTTGAAAAATATAATTAGCTGCGTTTCTTGGAGATAAGAATTTATCAATGCCATGTGCTTTTGCATATTCTTCATTAACTTTTTCCATAATTGTTTGGAAATCTTTTGCTGCTAAATTTATTGATGATACTTCATCTGGAATATTTTGAATAATTACATTTCTTACTCTTCTGCCAAACTCTTCATAAGACATTGCTTTTTTTTCTGTAAAAGCTTGTGTCATATTTTTTACAGCATTAACTGTTTGCAAACTACTTGTTAATCCATTTGCAGCATAATAATGTTCTAAATATGCGCCACTAAACTTTGTTGCTGTAGCTCGGTAGTAGGAAAGTATGGATTCAGCACTATCAGGCCTTGCAAAACCTTGCAATTCTTCTGCTGTTCTTATTCCATGGTCTGCAATGCTATTAACAAAATCACGGAAAAATTGAAAATCACTACTTAATCCCCTGAACACTGGACTTGCCAACATTGAACCTTTTTTTAAAATTTTTCCTAAACCAGGAACGCTATATAGGCCTGATTCTGAAACCATATTTAATGCCTCAATTTTTGCCTCTTTAACCTTTTGAGCATTGCTGGCTATTTTTTCACCAGGAACAAAATCATAACCTGTAATTTCTCCATTTTCGAATATTGGATTTATTGTTGAACCTTCATATTCCATATTCATAACTTTTCGAGCATTCCAGATTTTCATATTATCTAGGCCAAAATTAGTGGCTTTGGCGAATCCTGATAACGCTGCTCCAAAAATTGTATCTCTAGCAGTGTTAACTGCTAAATCAGGTAAATCAACTTGCATTTTGGATAATTGCAGACCGCCTTCGTAAGCAAGAGAATCTAAAGCAATATTCGGTAAGGCTTTTACTACACTGGATAATGTATCTTGTGCAATCTTTCCGGTTCTTAACATTGATAAACTAGGTAAAAACCATTTTGATATTCCAACACCATAACTGCCAACAGTAGCACCTAAAGCACCTCCAATAAATCCACCTATAGCTGAACCATCTTCAAATCTTTGTTTGTTGTATATTTCTTCTTGTATTCTAGCTTGGCGTGCTTTCAAATCATTTGGGCTAACTGCATCACGTATATCAGGCCAATATTCAGGAGGTATATTTTTATATAAATCTGGGTCTTCAGTATTAAAATTATCAGGAACATCATCTTGCAAATAATAAAGGCTCAAGCCCGTTTGTTTTAAAGATTGATAAGCATTAGGCCAAATACCATATTCTTTAAATCCTAAATATGCAGTTTCAAAAAGACCGGCTTTAGGCTCTTCTTCTCCTGTTGGCATTTCTGGTTTTAAGCCATATACAGAACCCATATCAGCATTTGTTAAATCATATGGCAAATCCTTTGGATTACTTGCTTTATTCGCTTCAAAGCTTTCTATGGCTGCTTTGTTAATACTTTCAGTTGCATTAGTTTTTATTGCCATAGTATTTCCTTATCGAAACATTTTTCCAGATTCTAATAATCTCATTGTGCCAGTTTTTTGTGATAAAAATCTATTTATAGTCGATTGAAAATCTTCGCCTTCAAATGCACTCACTGAGCCATAACGTTCATTAATTTTATTTATATTAGGGCGATAATTTGGAGATGTATAACTATTTCCAAATGTCCCATTCATCTGCTCTAATGCGCCTGATTCGTTTCTTAAATTTATGTCATAGCCACCAAGTGTTGGGTCGCCTGGATTTGTTAAAGATATGAATGGGCTAGGCTTTACCTCAATTGTATATGGTATTTTTTCGCCAGTTCTTTTTAAAACTTTAAAAATCTTAATAGGCTCGCTTGATAAATATTTTCTTTGTATTTCAGATGCATCAGTTGATTTACTTAATTTTGCTTGTGAAAATTTATTATAATCTATACGCTCTGGCAATTCGTAATAAAAATCAAGAGTACTACCTTTCATATCATATACAGCTTTCATGTTGTCTACATGCATTTTTACCTGTTCATAAACATCGTCTTGTATGAGTGGGATAGCTCTTTCGTCTTTATTAAGCACTTTTTCTATTGGCATATAAATAAACTCTGGACGCCCATTAACTTTGGTTGTTCCATAATTTTGGTTAATACCTTTTTGTACAAACGACTTAGCTAATTCAGAGTTTCCTTTAAAATATACCAAAGCATCTTTGTAAGCATTTGCTACACTAATATTAAAAGCACCCTGATTAGGTATTGCTACACTTCTTGGTAAATTAACAAAACTTCTTGCAAATGTTTGTAATTGATTAGCAGAACTATGTTTATTATTCCATTTTTGCGCCTCGGATTGAGCAAATTGCATTTCTTCTTTAGTTTGATAAATCATGCCTCTTGCCATTTCAACTGCTTGTTGATCAGATTCAGCAAATGGCAACAATTCTGTTATTGCATGTTGCAAATGAGCAAGACGACTATCATTACTTCTAAGCTCAGGAGATAGTTTCTCACCTTGGTTTGTATCGTATAATCTTTGTATGGTCTGAGCTGCTTTTATAGCTATTGATGGATTAGGGTTGCTTAATTGTGTTGCAAGTTGATTTGTGTAACTAGGACTACTTACTGCCATAGTAGATTGCGCTCTAAATTGGGCTTCCTCTAAACTTATAGGCCTTCCTAAATCTTGAGCTTTTTGTAATTCTGAGTTTGTTAAAGTATCAAATGTTTGATTTATTTCTTTATTTGATGCTCTTGACATAATTATTGGATTTTGTGCATTTGCTGCGAGAAAATTTGTCTGCTCTATAGCTTGATTTGTTTTGTTTTGCTGATGCAAGAATTGTGAATAAAAGTCATTAAAACGAATTGGATCTAAATTAGAACGTAAATCATCTATATCAGTTGGGCCAAATGAATTGCTTTCCATTTTGACTTTAGCTTCTGATATCAATAAATTCTGCTCTCTTTGTGTAAACATTTCATAGTTTTGTACAGAGCGCAGTGCTGCATTCCTAGCATTTGACCAATCACTAAATCCAACTTTTATACCTCCAAATTCATTTGGAACTTCTGTTAATGAGTTTAAAAAAGGCTCTAATCTTTTCTCTTTACTTGCGTCAATAGCTTGTCTGCTTAGTTCATTCGATAAATAAAGTTGTTTTAATTCTTGTCTTTTTGCTTCTGCTGTTCCAGGCGTAAATAACCCGGATTTTTCTTTTGCATTAATATAAGCAATCGTTTGGTCATAGGTTTGTTTAGACTGAAGGTTGGCATTTTCTCTTCCACTCAAAGCCAAGTCAGTGATATTTTTTGCCTGGTTTGACAAATATATATCTGAATTTTCTTTTTCTTGTCTTTTTTGTTGACCAATAAGTTGATTATTGAGATTGAAAACATTTTGCTCTAGCTTTGATGTATATTGGTTCGCAATTTTTGAACGTATAGTATATGGAGCTTGCTCAATAAGTTGCTGAATACCTTGTTGCATATTTTTTGAATAACTTTGAATTGAACTATTAGAAAGTTGATAGTTTTTATTTAGCTCCAATTGTCCTTTTTGTAGTAACTGTTGCGCTTGTAGTCCTAAGGTTTGTTCTGCTTGTGCGCTGTATCCCTCTACAAATGCTTTATCAGCATCAGTAATTGGGGGTAATAGGTTTCCACTTGGTTGTTTTCCAGCCTCTATCCCTCTTAATTGTTGATATGTTTGTGAGGCATTTTGAGCCATTTTTACGCCTATATCACCAAGCAATGTTGATGAACTAGCTAATTGAGTCATGGCATTAACCCAATTCTGTGGTTGCGTTGTAATTGCTAAACGTTGAGTAGGTTCAAGTGTTTGGATTTCAGTAGCCATAATTTACCTCTTCTAAACCATAGGAGGCTTTTTCTTTTTTGCCCAAGCCTGCTGTTAAACTAGATAAGGGAATCATATTAAGCCATCTTTGTTGCATAGCTTGACCTAATTGTGTTTCACTCGATAACGCATGTAATCCAGACAGCACATTACCTGCTCTTAAATCTGCTTCTTTGGCAAGTTGATTCATTCTGCGTACTCTTTCATCTTCTGCAAACGCTTGTTGTGATGCTGTTCTTAATGTCACTGCTGTTCCTGCTGCCGTGCTTGTGCCTCTTGCTGCTTGAACTGCAATTTGTGTACCAATATTTGCCCTTAGTTGCCTCATTGCTGATAGTGATTCCTGCTCTGTTTGCGCTCTAAGTGATTCAAGATTAGCTTCATACTGTGCTTGTTCAAGCTCTCTTCCTGCTCTAATTAGCCCTTGTTGACGGCGTGTTTGTGTATAGTCGACAATCATGCCGGCTGCTTGCATTCCTAGTAAAATTCCGGTTAGTGGTAACATAATTATTCCTCGACTTTGTAATACACGCCAATTAATCTTATATCAAATGGATCTGAGTGTGTAATAGTGATTGGTTCACTAGTGAAATCCAACCAACCTCGCATAAAACTTTTCTTAAAAATTCCCGTGCTTGGCGTTGGTGGTAATATTGGATTTTGTTGAGATAAAGTTTTTAATGCGATTGGCTGTGAGTCAATATAACCACCAATAGTATTTGTAAACATGAATGTAGCATTTCTGATATGCGCTGCATCAACAAGTTTGCTTCCTTTTGCGCCTGTAGAACTTGGTATTGAATTTGGCATTAACTCTATTTCTAATTCAATAGGAAGACCAATTGAGGCTTCAGTAACATCAATTGGTTGTCCGTGTGCAATAAATTCTACTGTTGAATTTGTTACCGCATCTGTAAAACCATAACCATCACCATTCATTACAACAGTTTTTCCATTAAATCTTGGTAGACCTGCAATGGAATTAGTAGCAACCCCAGAATAAACATAACTGCAGTCAGTAAAAATATCAAAACTAATTTCTTCAATAAAATATTTGGTGCTGTAAGTAAATGGAGGTACAAGTTCATTAGCAATTTGTCTTTCTACTACAAACCATGCCCTGCCATCCGGACTACTGGCCCCCCATCTAAAATATGCAGGGTCAGAAATTGTTCCAGTGCGACATGGTGTAAAACCAGATACATTCTCAGCAATTAAAGTCTGATAAATAATCATAGTGCCATCGTCATTTATAAAAAACACATAACGACTTCCTGCTCTTAATAAATTTACAAAAGCAATTTCATCATGTGGATTTTTTATTAAATGCTCTGATGTTACAGAAACTATATTTGATGCATAAGCATTGTTTATGCCATCCCACAACATTGTGTGTATATCATTTCCAGAAACAATAACAATTTGATTATCTACACCTTGTGGTTGAATTGCCGTAGCCGGTGTAGAATCTTGTAATTGCAATGAAAAGTTTCTTGCTGTTAAAGCTGTTTCAAAACTAAGTGGCGTAGAATAAATACCGGTATTGGTATGCACAGTAAAACTGCGATAAGGTACTAAAAACTTTATTACGTTTACTGTATCGCTTGATGGATAATAACTTATGCAATCATCATCGTCTGGTGGAACATTGGTTTCATTAAAATCATTATAATCATTAATTACCGATAACCATAGACCATTTGGCAATAACTCTGTGTTCGCAAATATAGCTCTATTTTGAAAACTAGAACATTTTGAAGGCCAACCACGTCCTGTAAATGTTTGACCGCCTGAAACAATAGTATTACTCCAAGCAGGCTCACGCACTAAACATAAACGACCAAGCATTCCTGCTGCTGATGGAAATGAAGCAGTAATAAGCACTGTTACTGAAACTATTGGATATGGCCCTGCTCCTATAGCTGTAATTTGTGCCATTCCAACGCCATCAGAAAAACTTCCACCTACATACAATGGGTTAAACATAGCTGTAGAACTAGTTAATGTGGTTGTTGAACCAACAGTTGTTGCGCCTAAAGTAAATGTGAAAGCATCATAATTTACATTATCAAAATCATATTGTGGTCTATTTTGGAAGCTAATATCAACAAGTGACCATGTATTATAAATATAAACTGTTGTAACGCCTACGCCTGTATTCGTTAATGTAAAAGCATTAGTATCAGAAGCTGCATCACTAGCAGTATTATATATTTTAATAAGCAACCCAGTTGCATCCGTTCTAGCAAAATATGTTCTATCAGCAATAATTTGCGGACTGGTTGTTGGCATTGTTCCGGCTGCACTAAATCGTACAGGAAAAATAATATTTGCTGTTTGTGCTGCATTAAGTGTAAATTGATTGCTAATTATTCCAGCACCTACATTTATAGTTGTAGATGTTGATGTTCTGGTTAAATCTTTTGGTTGTATTGTATTAGCTGTAATTCGAAAATATCTATCAAGTATTGTCCAATCCATAGTGCGTATAACTTCACTATTTATTGTTGGGGTTAAAACAGTTGCTACTAAAATTCCCTCTAAATAAATCTCAAGCTGCCCAGGCACAAATACTATCAAATACACACATTCATTTAAGTAAGGAAAGCTTTCAAAAAAAATATCTCTCCAATCTGTTACGCCTGTTATTTCGCCACGATAAATTGTGCCAAATCGCTTGCCTATTCCTCCTTGGGGATAGGTTATAGTATTTAATCCTTTTTTTACGCCTTTATTGTATACATCTACAGTAACTCGTCCATACATCATTGGACTTAATTCGCCTGCACTGAATACATCTTGTGACCATAAAACTTCTGGCATAACAACCCCTTAAGAAATACTATTAGGATAAACACCGCCAATATATCGATTACCAAGCACAGGGAAATCAACCTGAGTGAATTGTGGTCTGTTTTGACAATCAATAGCACATGCCATAGCTTGCATCTGAATTCTTTTGCCTTCAATAACACTATAGTAATCTGTTTTTTCTGCATTACTTAAACACAAGTACGCAGCAACTTCATAAACAAAGTAATTTACAAACCAAGGTGGGAGAGCTGATACATCGGGCTGATATATAAACTGCATGTACCACGTCCCTTGGTTAAACGTGTAAATTTTGTTTCCATTAAAAATATCCCAGTCATATGTATTAGGCCACACACTTAATGTTTTTAACCAGCCACTGGGTAGTTGGTAAACATATAAATAAGGTTGTGGGGGTGTTTCAACAAGCTGAGATAGTTGTTCTATCTTACTTGCAAAACGCCAGTTATTAGATGATAAAACACTTGGTAATAGCATATCAAAAGCCTGTTCTGCTGCTACTACAAGTTCATCTTGGTCTATTAAGGATACAACAGGTGCATGGCCCAACTGGGCCAAAGCATTAGATATGATTTGTACTTTTGTTAAGGCCATGCAATTCCCCTATTAACAAGCTGCTCTTAATGCTTGATATTGTACAGTTGTAGCTGCACCTGGATCTGCACTAAAGTGAACAGTAATAGTATTTAAAGTAGGTACAACTTTAACTACAGATACCGCATTTGTTGAAGCTTGGATTTGTGCAAACACTAAATCTGTAGCTGCAACACCTGCAACAGTGATTGCTACTGATGTTCCACCGCCAGCGTAAGCTGATGTGCCAGCATATTTAATAATGTGACTTGGAGAAATACCAGAAGCTAATTTTGCTAAAGTTACGTTAGCATTTAAGATTTTTGCAGTTTCAACAGCATCACTTGCTAATTTAATTGCAGTCACTGCGCCATTTTGTAAGTTAGCTGTTCCAACTGAACCAACTGGGCCAAATGTTACAACAGAAATTGTTCCTGCTGTTTGGTTTACTGCGTCAACATAGTACATGCCGTTAGCATCACTAGCTTCGATGATAATGATATCGCCAACTGCTAAGTCATATACTGCTGCTGCAAAGTAGTTAGCTGCTGTAACAGTAGCAATTGCATCTGTTGAAGAAGCATAACTGAAAATTGCTGGGCCATTTGTATAAGCTGGGCCATCTACGGTCACACGGCCTGAGTTAAAAGCTAAAGTGTGTCGTGTAAATCTTTGGTCATTATAAGCCATTTTTATTCCCCTTTATTATGCGCTTTCATCGCATTCGATAGCTAATACACCACGGTTATCAATAACTACGGCACCAGCACTAAACACACCGTTTACTAAGTAAGAGGTGTTTTGTGGGATGTAGTTAACTTCGGTGCGGAAGTTCATACCGATGCCCATACCAGTAGACATTTTGTGCCATGCTAAAGCTGTACGGATGTTACCAGTTTTTGGCAGGCCACCTTCAGTCATTTGTGGGATAACAACAACGTTGAATCCTAAGTATTCACGAATTCTTGCACGGTCAATTGGATCGTTTCTGGTGTAGAAGGTAGATACGAATTGGTCATCTTGCATCAAAGACTTGAAGTTACTAGCAGACATAGCGACATAACGTTCAGCTAATGGTACTGCATTGTTATCAAAGAATTCTAATGCTTGAGTAAATTTCAAATAGTTAAAGTTTGTTCCACCGTTAACAATGGTATCACCTGGGTTTGCAGCCAATGCATCAATGGTGATTTGGTCAGAACGGCGTCCCATAGCTTGAGCAACTAACATGGCGTTTTCCATTTTAGCGTCAAAGTTTACGGTTAATTCTTGTACTTCGTCCACTGCTGTTGGGGTGGTGTATTTTTGTAAGTTACAAGTAACTTTATTGTAACCAGGATCTTGAATGGTTACTGCTGCTAAATATGCAGTTGGTACAGAAATTACTTGGTCTACTTTACGGAATTCTACACTTGCGCCTACAACATCGTATTTCATACGAACTGTATCACGCATTAAGAAACCTGTAGAACGGTAGATTGCTTTTACCAACGCATCGAATTCGATTTGTTGGACATTAGTTAAACTTATGGACATTTTAATCCCCTTAAATAGTTAATGATGTTTTATTAAGTATTTTATTGGGCTTGTAAAATGTTGGTTGTCCAATATGGGCCGGTTATGTACAAGTTATCCAATTCCAGAAAACTGGATACTTGTACACATTATAAACTGCTAATTACTTGATTTGCAATCTTTCGATTTTAGCAGTAATTTCCCTTCTGTATTTTGGATCTGTTTTATACTTGTCAATGTTTTGAATCATCTCTAGTTGCAAATCTTCAAGCGTATGTACGCCATCAGATTGTGATTGCTCATTGCCTGGTATTACTGTATTTTGTCCTAACATTTTTGACCTCAATTCTTCTAGGGCTAATACTGCATCAGCCGTTCTTAAATTAGATGTTAAAGCATAGAAAGAGTTTTCAGATAAATTTGATTTAGCCCAGTTATTTAAAATTTCTAAACGTTCATCAGCTTTATCTCCTAGAGCTTGTTTTTCAGCGTCATAGTCGATGTTAAACTCATCCATATACTTGCCTACAGCGGACAACATTTTATCCATTACATCTTGTGGTACACGTTTTGATTTAGCATACTGCGCTAACTCTTGAAATGGCTCATAGTCTGGGTCAATCCAGCCTTGACCTGCTTCCCATGAATATTCATTAGGCGCATCACCAAATCTTTTTTGTAACTCTTGATATGATTTAGCAACATCAGAGGCTTTTTTAAATTGACTTGGTAGCCAATCAGGCCTTTCGCCAACGCCTGGTGTTTTGTCATCAAGCCACCAAGAAGGTTCAGGGGTAGAACTTAAACCTGCATCTTGCATAGCCATGTCTTCTACAGTTGATGTGATTGTATCAAAACTCATGCGACACCTGCTGCTTTGCGTGCTTCCTCATCTTTGCGTATCTGATAGCCTTGTACGCTTCCGATAATTTGTCTAAAAGCTTCTCTAAAACCTTCGTAGTACATACAAGCTTTATCATAGTTATCATTGATTTGGCTTGGTGTGCCGGGCATGATAAAACGCTCTTTGAATATCTCTAATAGCTTTCTACCATTGTCACTATTAAACACATCCCAGCAAAGTTCATCTAACTGCACGGCGTCCGTTCTTTCTGGTTGTGCAGTTTGATATTGTTCATAAAAGTTCTCTGGACTAATGTATTGATTTTCACTCATCTTTATACCTCTGGTAATTGTGCAGGTGCAGTTGCTCCCTGCTGTTGCATTAGCATATCTTGTTGCTCATTCATTTTATCTTGTTGCGCTTGAAAGACTCTTGCAACTTCTTCTGGCGCATTTAACAATCTATTATCAATTTGCATCAAGTCTGCTAATAAATACGGATATTCCATGGGGTTAATAAATGCTTGTGCAGCCTCAGGCCCACTAATACCTTGTAATAGTTGGAAGTATTGAGTGAAACGTGCGATTTGCTCTTGACCCTTAGCTAAAGCAAGTGGTGACCTGTAAACGAAAGATATCATTTTTCTGTCTAGGTTTGGATACGGAAGAAGACCCATTTTGTCCAGAATGTATGAACATCTCTCGATTACTGGCCATAGAAACTCTTGTTGTAATCTACTAAATAAAGGCCCGATACGTTCAGCCAAGGTTTGATTTTGTATCATAATTTGAGTAGCACTAACTGGTTGCTTAGAGTCAGTTGGAATTAAAGAATCTGCAAACATTAAGCTACGAATTTGCATACGCAAATCTTGGATGCTCAATTGGCTAAATTGAGGATTTGATGTATCAGGCAAAGGAATCAAAGGAGGTTGCCCACCTGCGCCTAATGGTGCAATCGGAATGATTGTCATAGGCTGTAATTTAAATGTATGAGGATTAAATGTTGCATCAGTAAAAGCCATGTACGGTTTAAATGTATTTAAGTTTGCTGCTGCTAATTCAATGCGAGCGAGTTCATTTAAACTGATTATAGATGGTAATGCATCCATAATTGGGCCACGACCGTAAGTATCATTGTTTGTTTTTTGGAAGCGCCAAACAATGCCTGGGTTCACTTCAAATTCATCAACATACAATAACTCACTGTCAGTACATACCACATACTGATATTTCTTTTCATTCTGTGGATTGTACATAACACCCTCGTATACCATTTTAATAGTATAGTCAGGATTGTTTTTCATTAGTTGTAATATACTGGGAGGTATAACTGCATTGCGCCAACGTGTTGTTATTTCACTAGCTTTCACATCTTCCCAGTTACGATACCATGACTCAATCTTACCAGTCATGGCCTCTTCAATGGCTAGCTTGTCCATTGGTATAGATGTAAATAACAAAGGCTGTTCATCGGTGTATTGATTAATAACCAAGCAAGATGTTCCCACTGCTAAGTCAAAATAACATTCGTTAATGACAACATCAAAGTTTGAATCATGAATGTATTCAAATAACTTGCGCATATAGTCGTTAATAATACGTTGAGCATCATCACGACTCATGCCTGCGTCATCTTCATCGAACTCCGGGTCAACGCTTAAGAATCCCCATTGTGTTTGAGGTGGAGTCATTGCAGTATGCAGCTTTGATACGAAAGTCTTAGTCGCTTCAATCGCAGTTGTATCGTAAACTCTTGTGCCTTTTGCTTCACCTTGTTGTTCTTTGGGTCTCCAGAATCGATTGCGATTTGGAATTGCGTAGAAATAGCAAGCTTCGTGCAGACTCGCCCAAAGATAACTTATTTGCTGCGCTCTATCGTAACGCTTCCTAAATTGGTCTAAAAGTCTGTCTGCCATGATATTCCTTAACCTAATTTCTCATTATAACCGCTGTCGCTCATAGGTTGCATAAAACCACCTGCACGATATCTTCGACGCATAGAGCGAATTGTTTTTTCTTGTAAACGCTGCTGCTCCATTTGCTTTTCAGCACCAATTCTTTGTTGTTCTTCTAATGCAGACTGTTTCTGTGAATAATATGAACTTACTGCATCAGCTCTTGCTCTGCGCTCTGCTGCACTTGTATGTGGAATTACATCAGCAATTGCGCCTTCAATCTTTTTTAAACCTTTAGATAACCAACTCATGTTTTGCTCCTAAATCCATATGTGAACATAAATTACCTTTTCTACAAATTCATCAGGCATTATTTCTTTTTCAACGTACACTATTCTATACGGTATTTTAATCTGTTGCTTGAGTTTCTTTAACTGTTGTAATATTGTTGCCATTATGTAGATTCATTTTTATGATATCTTCTTTCATCTTATCAACTTGCTCTTGTATCTTAAATGATTCATAAGCACGAATACCGATGTTGATAGACTCCATTAATTGTTTTATTTCACTTGCACAAAACTCACCGCCTGTGGCTTGTTCTATGAGTTGTTGATACTGTGTGTGCGGGTCAGCACTGCTATCTACATTTAAACGTATTCTAGCACTTCTGCCGTAGTTATAACGTTGTGCGCCAATACCTTCCCAGTATTTGAAGTTGAAGTCTGGGTTATCAGCGTTTTCCTCGCCCTCACGTTCCCACATTACCTGAGCATACAAACTTGCTAGTCGTGAGCATTCATCAAAGACAGGATAAGTATTTCGCCATTTATAAAATCGCTTTTCTGATATACATGCTTCCAAACAAAATTCAGCAACAGTGCCACCATTGCCAATAATGTTAAGCACCATTAAACAATGTTCTTTCTCATCGTATATTTGATTATGCGCTTTTACTTTATTGTATATTTTTTTAGGGTCTAGTTTCATCAATAGATTCTCCTCTATAATTATTCTGTACTATTTTTAAGGAAAATACAAAATGATTGATAATAAACAACTTAGAGAGTGCATTATTAAACCAACCCTAGATAGTTTGCAAATGTATTCTCAAGCTGCTGAGGAGTTATTGGTATTTACTTGTGCATGTGAATCGTTAGGTGGAACATATTTAAAACAAGTTAAAGGCCCTGCATTAGGTATCTACCAAATGGAGCCAGCAACTTATCAGGACATTTGGGAAAACTATATTAAACATAGTTCGTCACTAATTCAGTTGTTAGCACTAAATTTTTCTTCCCCTTCAATTCCAACTCCAGAGCGCATGGTTTACGATTTGAAGTTTGCAACGGCCATGGCACGATTACACTATCGTAGACGCAGTGAACCTTTGCCCCAACATAATGATATTGAAGCGATTTGGGAATACTATAAAAAGTATTACAACACCCACCTAGGCAAAGCAGAAAAAGAGGAATCAATTAAGCATTACCGGAAGTTTGTAAAGTAGTTTGATTCTCCATAATGTCACGCAGTTCTATCAAATGAAGACAGTGACTACACATCATTGTGGTTACTTGCTTCATATGAGGACTTACTACCCATGATACAGGCATGTAATTATGTTTGTCGCTTATACCGCACGCTTTGGCTTTCTCTATCCACATAGGGTTACACATACGTTATCTCTCCTTAAACTATCGCAGGCTATATGATATCCCACAAGGGATGATACAGTATAGTGTGGAAGGGATGGGATGATGGGGGATTGGACGGAGGTATATTCCTGATTAGCCGCTCTTAAACTGTAAATTATTTTGACAGGTAAAAAGGGAGCTGGTCGCTCAACACCAGCAATTCTGGGGCACCGGACTCCACCCACCCTGCGAAAACCCGAAACCCTCCCCCTAGGTTTTATTCTCAGTTTACTTTTTGGTTTTCCAGAGTCATTACTCATATCCACCATCATATTTACCACCACATTTGCATAAAAGCTTGACAATGATATTCTGTTGTGTATAATGCGAATCGTCAACATGACAACTTTAACGGGAGAAGAGAAATGGTTATAAAAATAGGCATCGTATGGTCTATTGATGATGTTTTAAGTGTTAGACCAAACTTAAGCAAAGAACAGGCAAGTCATGTGCTTATTCATTTAAAAAAACATCATGATGCGACAGTTGGCATAAATTGGGATGTTATTGAAGCAGCAGCAGATGAATTATTTTAAAATATTGACAGCATCGACACGTTTTAAATATGTGTCGATAAATTAAAATATTTTAGACTGTTGACTTATATTTACAATCATATATAATAGTAATGTTGGTTCCCACTCCAACGTTATCCATCAGGAGGCTACGGCCTCCGCTTAATTTTACAGGAGAAAAGAAATGAAATCATACTCCCAAAATCAAATAAATACTTATCCACAAAAACCGTGGATAAACCTGTTTAAAACCATTAAATTTAACAAAAAAACAAGGCATTTACTGGGTTAAATAGGCATGATTTAGCTTAAAACAATTTTTACAATAACAATAAAAAAGGAGAGAAATGAAAACACTTGCTAAAGTACATATTTTAGGCATCGTAGGTCAAACGCCTGAACTTAAACAAGCAAAATCAGGATTGCCAATTGTGACTTTTCCAGTCGCAACGATGGTTAAAAGAAAAGACCCGAACGGAGAACCATTTGAAGCGACTTTGTGGCATAACGTTGTAGCTTTCGGAAAGACTGCAGAGAATGCATCAAAGATAGTCACCAAAGGCTCAAAGATATACCTAGACGGCACGTTAGACTATCAAGAATACCAAGATAGCACGGGAGGTCAAAAACTCTCTACAAAGATTATGCTTAACGATTTTAGCATATTGCAAAAACCAGAAGAGCGACTGGGTAACGTTGCACCACGGAAAACAG